GTTTCTCTTACTTCTTGTTGTCTTATTCTTTACTGTGGTTTGTTTTTCCTCTCGCTCTCTTCTTTCTGTTGTCTTTCCCCGTCGTCTTTCCACGTCCAGCATCAGCGCTTCTTCGGTGTTGATCGAGGCGTAATACGTGGTCGCCACGGGGTTACTCCTACGGCTTCAACTCGGCGCCGCTCTGGTAGTGGAACAGAATTTGGTTCATCAACAGACGGAGCTGCGAGATCGTCGTCACCTTCGTCAGGTCGATGTCGACTTCAATGGCCGCAGTGCTGGTCGTCGAAGTCGTCACGCGCCCCTGCGGGCTCACCGCCATGCGGGCCATGACCTAGTTATTCGCCCAAATCGCCGAGCAGTTGATCTGCGGCGCGCCCGAAGTGGTCGTGGTCGTGACCAGCGTGATGTCGAAGAACCCGCCGGGGTCCGCCGCCAAATCGGCCAGCTTCCACAGCGGATCGCCGTAGGTGCCCGCGGTCGGCGTCGCCGCCCACACGTTTGCGCCCTTGATATTGCCGCCGAGGAAATACTCGGTCGCGGTCGTAATCGCGGCAAACGCTGTCGCGGTCGTGAAGACATGCGCGGTCACGAGGCCGGAGTTGGCGTCGGTGCCGTCCAGCGAGGTATCCGAGTAGTACAGGGTCACGTCGGCGGTAAAAGTCGTCACCGCGGCGTCGAGCCAGAGCTTCAAGCTCTGCAACGTCGCCTGCGACGGCAGGCGGGCCAGGCGATAAGTCGAGCCACCGGTGGCAGTGCCCGTACCGTTCGTCGCCAGGACCGTACCAAACGCATTCTGCATCCGCGCGCCGTAGTTCGTGGTGCGAACCGGGGGCGAGGCATCGAGGTTGGTGATCGCGGCGATCTTGAGTGCTTCAGTGGCCATCTTGTGTTCCTCTGCCGCGTTGGAGCCGGCTGGTTCGGGGCGCCGCGTGCGTCCCTCCCCGGCCGGCCCCGCCGCCGGCGGTTCAGATTACGGGGCGGTCGGATCGAAGCCGGTGGTATCGGCGGCGTTGATCTGGACGACCTTGAAAAGCTGCGTGCGCGTGGCCCCGGCCGAAACCATCGAGTAGAACTGCCAGGGGTGCGACGTGATATCGACGCGCTCGTTGAACTTGGTCATGATGTCGCGCCAGATGCCGAGGTAGAGCCCCGATCGGACGAAGGCCAAGCAGTTGCGCAGCGTGGTCGAGCTGGAGCTGTTCAGTCGCTCGGAGACGATCACGTCGAACCCAGCGAGGTTCTGGATGCGGCCTTCCGAGACCGACATCACCCCGCCGTAGTCCTTGGAGATCACCTCCTGCTGCTTCTTCAGATCGCTCTCTTGCTGCGAGCTGATGATGACGCAGGGCCGCTCCGCTTCGAGATCGACCTGGGCATGGCGCATGACACGCCACGCTTCAACCAACTTCGGATAGGTCATGCCAGTCGAGCCCGAGGCGCCGAAGGTGTCGGCGACCAGGTATCCGCCGCTCGTCGAGACGGTCGAGCTGAAGGCTTCGCTCGTCTGCGTGCCGGCGTTCTCGCCGGTGAAGGCGGTGCCGTTCGCGTTGTTGATGATAAGGTCGTCGAAGTACCGGCCCGCGGCGGCCGCAGCCGCCTCGGAGATGCCGCCCTTCGGGTCGACAATCGTGCGCAGTTCGTCGAACTGGTCGACCAGCACCGTGAGATCGCGGTCGTTGGGGAACACCCACCGACGGGTGTACTGCGGCTCGTCGGGAACCAGCGGCGAGTAGCGGCCCGCGGGCTGCTTGTACTCGATCACGCCGATTTGCTGGACGGGCGAAGCGCCCTTGCCGACGTGCATTCCGCTGTCGCAGAGCCCACGCAACTTGGAAATCCGTTGCTGCAAGAGCAGGTCGAGGCGCGCGGTGAACTGCTGGGTCAGCAGCTCGACTTCGTAGGGGTTGTTGCCGGCGTTGACGGCCATGATGAATGTCCCGTGCGAACAATTGAGCCAGTGGTGCAGACATCGGCCTTATCGTTCGCACGGGACCGCATTGCGCCT